CATGCCCATCGCCAAATATATCGGCCGCCGCGTCGAGATCATCTACCTGTCCACCGACGGCCGTCTTTCGCAGCGCGTGGTGCGCGTGCTGGGTGTGCGGGACGGCGTTGTGCGGGCGTTCTGCGAAGCGTCCGGCGCGCCGCGGACGTTTCGCGTCGAGAGCATTCTGGCCGCGCTGCCGGCGCGGAGGCGGTCGGCGTGAGGCGTTGGCTCGGCCCAATCGAGACCTGCACCTGCAAAGCCCTCATGCGTGCCAGGTGGACCCGCGACCGCTGGCCGCAGGCATATGTCTGCACGAGGTGCGGCCTTCCGGTGCCGGGGTATGAGGGGCTTTGGCTCAGGCGGCAGCGAGAGATGGAGAAAGAGCAGCAGGGATGAGCCCGGCTGCTCATTTAATATACTGGTTAGCATATATGCTTTCCCGTATCGTACAAATAGTAAATAAAAAATAGGCATAAAAAATCAGTTATATTCTACATCGAGAATGTAAAACGGTAACTCCTTGCCTTTCTTTGCGCCAATTCCCGTTTCAACTTTGCATTCAATGACGATTCGTTTAAATATGGTTTGCATCATTTCACGTCGATCAACATCGTCCATGACATTCCATAAATCAGGCAATTCGAATAGTTTATTAAGCACTTTTCTACTTGCACCCGTTTCGTTGGATTGAATCTCCGCCAACCTTTCTCGGACTATCCGTTCCCGTTCGTCTTCTTCTTTCCTCCGTGCTCTTAAATCTTCCGCGCTAATCAAATCTTCCGCGAACATATATTGCCATTTTTTACGACGTTCCGCTATGGCTTTTAATTCTTTGTAAAGTTGCTCCCGTTCATTCTGGATGTTTGTTTCACTCTTCGCCTCTGCCGCAGCGGATATCTCGGCATGGTCTAATCTGATTCGTTGGATATGTTCCATAATCAAACGTTCCGCGACAGACTGTCTAAGTAATGGTAAGTTACAACCTTTGCGCAGTGAACGATTAGAGCATATGTAGTTTACGATCGACTCCGATTTTGTGCCGTCTTTCTTTTTGTTTGTGTATGGTCGGCCGATCAATGTTGCTCCACAGCGAGCACAGCGCAAAACACCTGTGAACCAATATTCTCGCTTCTTCGAGTGTCCGTAAAATTCCTTTCGTTTCATCCGCTCGCGATGTTCCAGATATTCTTCCCATGTGAAAATGGTTGGAAACCCAGTGTCAGCCCAAATTACATTGACACGTTCTTCCTTTTTCCGCGAAGCGTATTTTCCGTTCTTTTTTTTCTCTCCGTAGCGTATTTTTCCGGCGTAAAACGGATTATCGAGCACATACCAAACAGATTGAGCCGACCAGGTGTTACCCCTCCGTAGAAGTCCGCGGGCGTTTAAGGCTCTCGCCGTACTTCCCAATCCCTCTCCACTCATGTAAAGCCTGCGCAATTCACGTAATATTCTCGCTTCTTCGGGTACTATGTGCATGTTTTCGCCGTCCCAAACGTACCCGTATGGCGCTGGTCCACCCGGCCATTTCCCGCCGCGTACAAGTTCCTCCATCCCGAAACGGACGCGTTCAGATAGGTTTTCGCGCTCCCATTGGGCCAGAGCAGCGACGATCGTAATAAAAAGTTTACCCATCGCCGTAGTCGTATCGTATATTTCAGTGGCCGACTTGAATTTGACGTTGTATTCCTCAAATGTTTGCAACAGCGTATACAAATCCATAACCGAACGTGTGAGTCTATCCAGCCTATAGACCAAGATAACGTCATATTGCCCGGTCTTGGCGTCGGAAAGCAAACGTTGTAATTCGGGCCTGTTCATGTCTTTTGCTGATTTTCCTTCTTCAACATAAATCTCGACAAGTGTCCAGTCCTGGGACTTGCAAAAGCTGATCAGCTTGTCCCGTTGCGCGTCAAGCGAATATCCTTCCTTTGCTTGTTCTTCGGTGGATACGCGGATGTATCCGGCCACTCTCATTATTGATTCTCCCTTTCCGGTTTGAAATGTCCCATATATACGCCGCAAATAATAATCTCGTTGGGACGCACCTCTTTTGTTTCGTATTTATCATTTTCAGGAATGAGTTGAATGAACGGCGAATCGCTCGACCATTTAATACGTTTCAACATCCCTTCCTCATGGTCTTTTATAATTACGGCCACAATCTGACCGTTATAATCCGCCCACTGGGCGTAGCGCATATAAACGATGTCCCCATCCTCGATCCCGGCGCCGATCATGGAATCGCCCTGGACGCGCAAAGCGTAGTCCGGTTGACGTTTGCCGGGAAAAGGATAGTGGACATATTCTTCGATGTTTTGTTCAGCCAAAAGGCCGTCACCGGCGCAGATAGTACCTACGAGGGGAATTGCAAACACGTCCTTTTGTTTTGCTAACCGTAAACTGTCCATTCCGCCTTCTTCAATAATGTTACTCTTCATAAGGCCAAAGCGATTAGCGATCCTTTCAATAGCCCCCATCCGTGGTTCGGACAAACCACTTTCCCAAGCTGATACTGCCTTATTTGTCACACCAGCAATGTCAGCCAAATCCTGTTGTGTTAAGCCATATATTTCCCTGATCCGTTTTATGTTTTCCTTTATCCCCATTACTGCCACCTCTTTCTATTCTTATTGGAATACCCAAAATCCAATTAGATTATACGCGAGACATCGAAAATATTCAACATCAAAATTGAAATAATATTAGAAAACGTTGTTGACAGTCTAATTAAAATAGATTAAACTATAAACACAAGCTGAAAACGGAGGTGGGAAAAGTGAAACTGACCGTCAAACAGGCAAGACTTCTCGCCGGCCTGACGCAAAAAGATGTTTCGGAAAAACTAAAAGTTCACGTCCAAACATACATGAAATGGGAGAAAAATCCGGAATGTATGAGTATTGGGACGGCGAAACAGTTCTCCAAAATTGTCGGTCGTAATTTTGAAGATATTTTTTTTGACAAAGAGTCTAATTTAATTAGACATGAAACCGCCTGATTGCGCTGCGGTCGGCAAGAAAGGAGGATTAGCATGAACCAACCATCGCCTGAGGCAATGAAAAACTTGCATCGATTCATTGCCCGTATATTGCCGAAGTACATCGACAAATTGAACGCTCAGGCAAAAAACACCGCTTAAAGCCAGATCAGACAAGCAATAAGCGAGGTGATAACTTTGTCCAAACTCACCCTCAACCCGGAATACCGCCTGTATGAGCGGAATGGACAAGCCTTCTGCAGCAGCCGGCAGGTGGCCGAGGAATTCGGGAAGAGGCACGACAACGTGCTGCAGGATATTCGCAATTTGGATTGCAGCAAGGAGTTTCATCTCCTGAATTTTCAGGAGATCACCTACAAGGACGATCAAGGGCGGAAATATCCCGAATTCCTCATGACCAAAGACGGTTTTACGTTCCTGGTGATGGGATATCGCGGAAAGAAGGCAGCGCAGTTCAAAGAAGCCTACATCCGGCGCTTCAACGAAATGGAGACGTTCATCCGCTCGCTTCAGGCGGCCAAAATGGAGTTCCCGGCCTTTACGGACGCGATCATGGCGGCGCATGACGAGCCGAAGCATTACCACTTCTCCAACGAGATCAACATGATCTACCGCATCGTGCTCGGCATGGACGCTAAAGCGTTCCGCGAGAAGCACGGGCTGCCGAAAGGCGAAGTCATCCGGCCGTACCTAACCGCCGAGCAGATCCGTGCAATCGAAACGCTGCAGCGGGCAGACATAGGTCTGATCGTGGCGATCCCGGACTTCCAGCAGCGAAAAGAGACGCTGGCGAAGTATTACGAACGCTTGAAGCTCAAGCGAATCGCGTGAGGAGGCGAACGCAGGATGAGCGACAACATCAAAATCACGGACACGCCGGACGGTGGCTGCATCGTGGAGATGGACGGCGAGACCATTTGCTACAGCAAAGAAGAGATTGAAGAGATGGAGCGAGACTACAAAGACGCGATACTGCGACTGCTGAACCAAAATACGCGCAATGGGGAGGTGTGCAAGAACGTGGGTCAAAAAGAAAAAGCCACCCTGTCGGCGGCAATCGCGGAAGTTATTGACGGGTTAAAACTTCACATTGAGAAAATCGGCGCATACGACAACGAAACGGTAAAAGCCGCTTTGCGCGAAGATTTGGGGCAGCTCATAGAAATTCATAAACGTCTCAGTTGAAACGCTTTTGATTTTTCCGAGATGTTAAACACCCAGTTTAATGCAGAAGGATCTTTGACTCGGAACCCACACTTCAACATGGCGCCCTTAAAAGCACCGTTCCCAATGTAAAAGCCTCCGTTGCTCTCAAAGATGTGCTTTAAGCCATAAGACGTGTACCGAGCATTGAAAGTATTTCTGGGCTGAAGGTTTTCCTTTATCCAATCTATCAGATGTTTTTGTTGACCTGGTGTGAGGTAATCAAAGGCTTCCGGTTGATTATGGGGTTCTTTTGCCGCCTCCACCATAGAGCATTCACCTCCCTTCAAGCCTAGTCTACCAAAGGCAGGGAGTGAAGGAAAGGAGCAATCACCGCATGACCACCCCGCACATCACCATGATCGCCCGCCTGATCCACCGCGGCGACGGCACAGCCTACTACGGCGAATTCGAAGCGCCGCTCGATCCCGCTGAAGCTCTGATCCGGGCGCACGAAAAGTACGGAGCGACGCACCGGATCGTGACCGTCTATCCCGAGGAGCATCACCTCCGGGTAGGTTGGCACGAGAGACTTGCGGCCGCGATGAAGGGGCCGCTGGAGGGGAGGAACGCCTGATGCGTGACAAAGGGATCGAGAAATTCATGGACAAGCTCCGCCCGCGCATGACCGGTGACGTTACCGATTGGGAATACGTGCTCGGAGTGATTGAAAAGATCGCCAACCGCGATGGCAATCCTTATGAGCAAGTGTGGGAAATCCGGGACGTGCTCAAGGCGTTCGACCGGCTGCGGGCGGAGCGACAGGGGCAAATTGTCGAGGCTGATCTCGACGAGATCAGGGAGGTGAACAACCAATGATCAAGCGAATCGGTCGCACCCGAGCGAAGCGCATCAAGGTGCCGTACCGACCCGGCACGCTCGGCGTATCCGCTGTGTCGCAGGACATTCGGCGCGACTACGGCGCGATCCTGAGCCGCCGGGAGCGCCGGCAGCTGGCACGGGAGGGCGGGCCGTTCAGGCCCTATTACAACTGGAGGTGATCGTATGGTTCCCAAATGGTACGGAATCGGCTGGTACAAGGATTTCAACGGCGACCGGAGGCACGTCATCATCCGTAACCTCCGCGCCGAACATCGCCACGAAGCCGAGCGCGAAGCGCGCCGGGCGTGTTATCTCCGCGGTTATCGCTACGATGGTGTGTATCCCGTCCGCCCGCAGCGCTACCAGCAGCGGAAGAAAGGCCGGCAGAAGCCGGCGCAGGCCAACCTGTGGTGGAAGCAGCGGCTGGCGGAGGAGGCAACCCAATGACCACTCACGACGAATACCGCGCCGCATTGGTGGAGCTCAGGGCCGCACAGGCGATGTTCGATCAGGCCGAGCCTGACCGAGTGGACGAGGCGATCCACCGGCTGCGGGCCGCGGAGCTCAGGCTGGGGGCGGCGATCAGGGCGTTGAGACAGCAGAGGGTTGCGGGGTAATGGCCGTGCGCAATCTCACAAGGAGGTGACCAACCCATGAGAGATACGCACCGCCTGGTCGAAATCATCTGCGACGGCGACCGATGGCCGAACGCGGCGCGCGAGATGCTTGCCGTCGAGGACATGATTGAAGCGCATCGGATCGCGACGGAAGGAGGTGAACAAGCAAAATGAGCGACAACAAATGCGCCCGCTGCGGCCGCCGGCTGAAAGATCCGAACGCCACCTACGGACCAATTTGCGCACGGAAGGTGGCGGCCGAGCAGGCACGGGACCAGCGGAATGCCGACGACTCGATCATCATCACCCCGACCATCACCGACGGCTACGCCGGCGCCCGGGATGAAAACGGGAACGTGAAAGTCGTGCGGATCCGGAATGGCCGGCAGGAGCCGCTGCGGCATCTGGTCCGTCACAGCCCGACCGGTTTTGAATGGGGCTACGGCGGCAGCGGACCGGCGGATCTGGCGCGGAGCATCATTGCCGATGCGCTGGGAACGACCGATCCGGCCATCTACCAGGAATTCAAATGGGAGTTCGTCTCCAAATGGCCGGACCAGTGGGAGATCTCGCTGGACATGATCCTCGAATGGGTTGGCGTCGACAAAGAAAAACCCACCGCGGCAACGGTGGACTAAAGAAAATCTACGATTCAGCCCCATCATACCACAGGTGGGGCGGGAAGGGGAAGACATGGACAAATACATGGGCGTGGGCGCGTATCCGCGCTCTGGTACGCACACGGTCGAAGTCTCGCTCCAATGGGGCGAATACAAAGGGGCGGTTATCGTCCGGGTTAAGGGCAACGTGATAGGCGCCTCGGTTATCGACTCCGCATTGGATTCCCTTGTTGACGGCGATTTTCAGCCGGATATGAGCTTCGAACAAAACCGGAAACACATCGTACTGAACGAAATCGGCATTTACGCAGGATACGTGAAGTACTACAAGCTTATCAATGGGGCCGGCGGCGAGTTGCAAGTCGATTACGACGATATCGCCGGCTGCATCGTTAGCGTCCGAATCGTTGGCTGGGAAGCCGAGTGACAATCATGCCCCAGCTCAAACCCACCATCACTCTCGAGCTCGACGGACAGGAGGCCGCCATCATCGGCAGCGCGCTGCTGGAACAGGCGGCCCGGTGCCGGGACAAGACGCGTGCCCGGCTTAACCGGCTGATCGCCGCGAAGGTGTTCGAGGCGCGGCGGCGGCATCATGAGGCGGCTGCGGCCGTGCTTGAAAGCAAGTACATCAGATAGGGAGGAATCATACCATGCCCATCACGATCACAATCGAAGGGTCGAATGCTGACGAGATTCGCCAGCTCGTTCAGGACCTCGCCGAAACGATCGCCATCATGAGGCCGGAAGACGTACCGGTCGACACCAAAATCTCGACGCTTGAGCCTGCGCCCGCCGGTCCGGTCCCGACGAGTCCGAACGCCGGAGCGCCTGCGGTGCCGCCGGTGGAAACGGTCTCCGCAGCGTCGGGCAGCGCACCGGTCGCTCCGCCGACGTCCGCGGTACCCACGGCTCCGGCAGCGAACAGTGCTCCGGTGGCAGGAGCAGCCACTCCGCCGGTTGGCCAGACGATCGCACCGCAGGCTCCGGCGCCCATCAGCGCGCC